ATGTACCTTTAGATACATATTCTTCTGTTACTTTTACAGCAAACAATCCAGTAGTAAGTTTACCTGATGGTGCATTAGTTGTACGTAATGTAAACTTTACAACAAGTGCAACTGTATTTGGTGAACCAACTGGTATTATACCTTTGTTACAAAGAACATATGAATATGCAATAGACTATTGGAATAAACCTACATCTGTAGGAACTCCACGATATTATGCACGTAAAACAAATACACAGATTTACGTAGTACCTACACCTACTTCTACATTAGCAGGTGAAATACAATATACAAAACAACCTTTAGGTTTAGCTAGTGCTACAGATACAAGTGCTACAACTTCTAATTACTTTAGTGAAAATTGTTATAATGCTTTATTTAATGCATGTATGATTGAAGCTAATTATTTTATAAAAGATTTTCAAGTCGTTCAATCATGGGAAGCTAAATATAAAAATTCTATAGATGCTCTTCGTAATCAAGCAAGACGTACTAGACAAGACGACATGCAATCAGCTAATAGTCCTACAGGTGGACCTAATCCAGTTATACAAGGAGCAAATTAATGGCAAGTACATCAGAAATGTTAAAAATATTAAGACCTTTAGTTTTAGAAAACTATGATAAAGAGGAATGGAATTTTATTAAAGATGAAGCAAAAGGACCAGGAGGTAAAGATAGATTAGAAAGTCTTGGAAAAGATCTTTTTGGTATAACTGATTATAGTAGAAAAAAACATGGTGGTAAAATAATTAAACGTCAATCAGGTGGTAAAGTAAAAAATTTTTCAAATAGTAAAAATGTTATTAAGAAAAAAATAGGTGGACAAATAGGTAAACCTAGAGGATGGGGAGCTGCTAGATATGGCATTAACTATAGCTAAGATAATGCAACAAATACTTAAACCAAATACTAAAAAGAAAAAAAAGAAAAAAACTAAAGGGAGAAAAAAATGAGTAAAGATTTTATTACTGGAGGACAAGGTAGATTTCCATCTAGTTTAGAAGCTAAAGATTCTAGTGTAACAAGTGGTAAACCTACAGGGCAAGGCTTTGGTGCAGCTCGTACAGGACCTGCAGTTAAAGGACCTATTGAAGCTGTATCTGATGTAGACTATCCTCAAGGAGAATCATTTGATATAGGTGGTGTTAAAACCTCACCTGTTATTGGTGCTAGGTAGTGCCTTTTGAGTCTAAGAAACAAAGAACATATCTAGCTATTAATGAGCCAGGTGTTTATAAAAAATTTAAAAAGGAAGAAACAATGATGTATGGTAAACCAATGAAGAAAAAAATGTATGGTGGTAAAGTTCACAAAAAACCTATGGGTGGTAAAGTCTACAAAGTAGATAACTCAGGTCAAATGATGGTACAAAAAATGTATGGTGGAAAGATTAAAAAATGAGAAATAAAATATTAAATAAGATTATAAATTTTTTAAAAACTTTAAGAAAAGAGTAATAGATGTTAGGTGGTTTACCAGTTGAAATGATTACAATGCTTGGCTCTAGCCTTTTAGGTGGAGTTATGTCAATGTGGAGTCAAGCAACTAAAAATAAACAAGACCAACAAAAGATGCTTCTTGCTAGAGATAAGTTTCAAATGGCAGAAGTTGGTAAAGCTAGAGAGTTTGACAATAAAGGATTTCAATGGACAAGAAGAATTATTGCATTAACTGCAGTATTCTTTATTATTGCATATCCTAAACTTGTACCTGTCTTTACAGATGTTGGTGTTGTTCTTACATGGACAGAATTTAAAGGTGGCTTCTGGTTCTTAATAGATAAACAAGAAGTTTATATGGATAGATTATTTAATGGTGTAGTTATTACACCTCTTGATACACACTTAATGTCAGCTATAATTGGTTTATATTTTGGTGGGAGCTTAGTTAAAAAATAATGAGTAGAGGTACAGGACCTAAAAAGAAAAGAAAACAAGTTATGAAAGGTATGACCATTAGTGGTGGTCAAAAAAGACCTACTAAACAAGGTGCTGGACTTACAGCAGCAGGTGTAAGAAAATTTAGAAAAGATAATCCTGGTAGTAACTTACAAACTGCTGTAACAGGAACAGTAAAAAAAGGTAGCAAAGCTGCTAAAAGAAGAAAAAGTTACTGTGCAAGATCTGCAGGACAAATGAAGAAGTTTCCTAAAGCAGCTAAAAACCCTAACTCAAGATTAAGACAAGCAAGAAAGAGATGGAAGTGTTAATTGGCAAAACTTTGTCCTAAAGGTAAAGCTGCAGCTAAAAGAAAGTTTGATGTATATCCATCAGCATATGCTAATATGTATGCATCAGCAGTATGTAGTGGCAAAGTAAAACCAGGTGGTAAAAAGAAAGTTAAGAAAGCTAAAGGTGGTGGCTTACGTGAATGGGTAAAAGAAAGATGGGTAGATATAGGAGCACCTAAGAAAGATGGTAAGTATCAACCTTGTGGTAGAAAATCTACTAAAGGTTCTAAACGTAAGTATCCTAAATGTGTTCCAATAGCTAAAGCAAATAAAATGTCTACATCTCAAAAAACATCTGCAGTAAAAAGAAAAAGATCTAAAGCTCAAGGTGTAGGTGGTAAACCAACAAATGTAAAAACATTTGCTGCTAAAAGTGGTGGTTCACTTCTTGTAGCATCTTGTTATGATTAAAGGTTAAACAATGGCAACATCAGGTACATATAATTTTAATTTAGATATAGACGAAGTAATTCAAGAAGCTAGTGAAATGATTGGTGGAGAAGAAACACTTGGTCATACTCCTAAATCTGCTAGACGATCAATTAACTTAATGCTAACTGATTGGCAGAATAGAGGTATTTGTTTATGGTCTATAAATACAACTGTAGTAACTGTAGCTGATACAGTAGCTTCAGTATCTTTATCAGATTCTACAATAGATGCATTAGCTATTACATATGCAACAAGTGTATCAGGAACTGATATAGCATTAGAAAGAATATCAAGAGAAGAGTATCATAACTTACCTAATAAAAATCAAGCAGGTAGACCAACACAATATGCTATACAACGTGGTCGTAATAATCCTACTGTAATGTTATATCCAACTCCAGATAATTCTACTGGTGTTTTAAATATAGAAAAGTTTAATCAATTAGAAGATGTAGATAAATCTGCAGGACAAAATGCAGACATGCCTAAAAGATTTTTACCAGCATTAACATGTGGTTTATCATATCAACTAGCAATGAAAAGACCTGGCATACCTATGGATAGAGTACAAATGTTAAAAGCAAACTATGAAGAAAAATTAGGATATGCTATGGAAGAAGATAGAGAAAGAGCAAGTCTTTATATTAAACCTAAGTTAGGATATATCTAGTGGCAACTAATCGTAATGCAATGGCTATGTGTGATTGCTGTGGTTTTGTTTATCCACATAGAACAATGCAATTAAATAGTTATGATATGTTAATTTGTTCAACATGTTTTGATGGTGCATATGATTTAAAAAACCATCCACAAAATAAAATACCAGATGTAAGAGATAACCCAGTAATTCAAAACCCAAGACCTGATACAGGTGGTAGAAATGTAGAATGGCAACAAGCTAATTTTGATTGGGATGATAGCACAATACGATATTGGAGTAACGCATGAGTACACTAACAAGCAAACAAATATCACAAACATATAAACAGTTATTAAAAGTAAATGTAAGTGCAGATACTAATACTGGTGTTACAGGTGATTTACAACAAGTACAATCAGGTGAAGGTACTAATTCAGCATTACAAATATCTACAAGTGTAATACAAGTAGCAGGTAAATTTGGAGTATCAGAGGATGCTTCAGTATCTGGTGATCTTTTAGTAGGTAGTAAAGTATGTGCTTCTGCATACTATGGTGATGGATCTAATTTAACAGGTATAACATTTACTGGAGATGTTTCAGTATCTAGTTTAATAGTTACTAATAATGCTACTATAGGTGGTAATGTCACTATTGGTGGTGACATAATGGTATCTGGTGGAGAGATACAAATAAAAAATGGTGGTGCACAATCTAATATAAAACTATATTGTGAATCAGGTAACTCACATTATGCAGCTTTACAAGCTCCTCCACACTCTTCTTTTAGTGGTAATATAACAATAACATTACCAGTAAGTACTGCAACATTAGTAGGTACATCTACTACTGATACATTAACAAATAAAACATTTGGTGATAAAGTAACTTTTGATGATGATATATCTGTTAGTGGTAATTCAAACTTTGGTGGAACTGTAACAGTTGCAGGAGCTGCACATTTACAAAGTACATTAAGTGTAGGAGGTGCAGCAACTTTTAATTCTACAGCTACAATAGCAGGATCAGCAATATTAAAAGGAGCAACAAGTCTTGGTAGTACACTTAAAGTTGCTGGAGTAGCAACCTTTACAGAAAAAGTATGTGCATCAGCTTTCTATGGTGATGGTACAAATATTACAGGTATTCCAATTACAGGAAACATATCTGTAGCTAATGCTGTAGTAGGTGGAACATTAAGTGTATCAGGAGCTACACATTTAAAAGACACAGTATCTGTAGGAGGTGCAGCAAACTTTGCATCAACTGTAACAATCGTAGGTAATGCAACATTTGATGGAGATGTATCTGTATCAGGTGATATGAATATAGGAGGTCATGCTACTATTGCAGGTGCAGTAAGTATGGGTAGTACATTAGATGTAGCAGGTAATACATCTATAGGTGGTACATTCTTAGCAACAGGTAAAGCAGAATTTGAAGATGATGTATCTGTATCTGGTGGATTAGTTGTAGGTGGTACAGTTACTATAAGTGGTGCTAATGTACAAGCTACAAATGCTAGAGTTTGTGCAAGTGCTTTTTATGGTGATGGAGCTAATTTAACAAACGTACCTTCAGGAGCTATATCAGGTAACATATCAGTTAATAATGCTACAATAGGTGGAACACTTTATGTAGGTGGTACTGCTACTATTGTAGGTAATACCACTATGACAGCAAATCTAGGAGTAGGTGGTACTTTAGATGTAGTAGGTAATACATCAATAGGTGGTACATCTAATATAACAGGTAAAGCAGAATTTGAAAGTGATGTATCTGTATCAGGTGATATAAATGTAGGTGGACATGTAACTATTGCAGGAGCAGTACAACTTGGTTCTACATTAAGTGTTACAGGATATGCACATTTTAAAGATGATGTATCAGTAAGTGGTAATGCTATTATAGCTGGTACAGTAAGTGTTGGTGGTGGTATTATAGATTTAAAAAATACAGGTTCACAATCAGAACTTAGAATGTATTGTGAATCAGGTAATGCACATTATGCTGCATTAAAA